ACATCGACCGCGAAGGCGGCCGGCACCTGATCGCGTGTCGGCCCGCCAATCGCCAATCTCATACGTCCGCCGTGGTCAGGACCAGCGTCAGCGTCACGGTGGCCCCGACGGCGGTGGGATAGCGCGACGTCGCGGCGGTCACTTCGACAAGCGCCGCCGCTTCCGTCAACGCGCGGACACAGATCGGTTCGTACGCGACGGAGGTCCCCGCGATCGGAACCGCGCCGTCCGGTAACGTGTACTGCGCCCGGTAGAGATACCGGTTCATCCTTACGTGCCGTTGTAAACCGCGGCCGTGGTGATGTAGGTGACCGCCGCCGTCCGCGCCCGGATCCACGTGATCATGCGCTCCGCGCGAAGCGCCAGAAGATTGCGCTGCCAGAGCGAAATGTAGACCGTGGTCGCGTCCACGGTGTCGGTCGGCGCCGAGTCCATCTGAATCGACGCTTCGCGCGACGCATCAATCCGCACGCCGCCCTCATCCGCGTAGAGGATCGACGGCGCATGGACGAGCACGACGCGCAGCCCGACGTTGTTGCTCACGATGACGGGCATCCCGAACAGCGTCCCGCCTTGCGCGGTCATGCTGGGGAACAGCGGTTGCCCCAACGCATTGACCGACATCGCGATCCCGAACGCGTTCCCATCGTTCATCAGCCAGACGCTCCCGTCGAGCGGGATGTTGGCCGCCGCGAAGACGGCGACGCGCGAGGCCAGATCGACCTTGGCCGCGGCGCCAGTGACACCGCTGGAGGCGATCGTCGCGGCGCCATTGGTGATCGAGGCGGGCGAGACGTTCGCGGCGACCGCGACCGCTGGGTCCACGAACTGCGTATCGAGGAATTGCGCCATGCCCGCGATCATTTCTTCACGGACCAGCCCTTCCGCCGACGGCGACGACAGCTTCACCAATTCTTCCGAGAGCACGATGATGCCCGCGGCTTTCGCAAACGGGACGGTCACGGTCGCGTAGTCCGCCTTCGTGACGGGCTTTGGTTTGTTCTGCCCCACCCACGCGTAGGTGCCGCCGGTGGTCTGGCTCGGAATGCTCACATTGAACGGCACTAGCCGGAGCCCAGGGATGCGGCCGAGCAGTGTGCGCGGGCGAAGCATTTCCAGGAACTCGTTGAGCGGTTGCGTCACGACTAATGGTCCAGCCCATGTGGCATCGGTCGTGACGCCGACGGCGACCGCCGCCTTCGTCCGCCACATATGCTCGACCATCTGCTCGACTTCCGGCGTCGAATCCTTCCACTGCTTCGCGTACTGCAACGTCTGATACGAATCACCGTGGCCAGCGGCCATCGCCATGCACATGCGCGCGAACGCGGTCCCCTTCGGGACGTTGGCCTTGACGGTGATCACCGGAACATTCCCGCCGCGCAGCTCGGATCCAGAGATCGCGCTGTGCGTGGTCGTGGTGATCGGCGTCGCTTTGATGAGGTTCAGCTTTTCCTGATCGTGGAGGCGGACCAGATGCGCGTCGACGCTCTTCACCTCGAGCGCGAGGCCGTCGTATTCCTCGGTCTGCGCGTCGTCGAGCGTCGAGCCGGTCTCGGCCGCCTTGGTCATCAGCTCCGACATGCGCGCGGCTTTCGCGGCGCGGGTGTTCTCGAATTGCGTGATCTGTTCTTGAATCGTCATGGGTCGGGCGGCCTTCACCGCCGAGACAACAGGCAAGCCCGTGACGCCGGGCAGATGAGGGCCGGACGCGGCCAGGTCGATCGCTTTGATGCTGTGAATCGTGGCGCTCGCATTCGCCGGGACGGTCACGAGCGAGAGTTCCAGCACTTCCGTCTTCAGGAAGCGGAAGCCGCCCGTCTCTTTGTTGAACGCTTCCTCGAGCGCGCGGAAGCCGACGGACACGCCGGAGACGAGGCCCGCTTTGATGCTCTGCCAGGCTTCGTCGACGCGGTCCTTTAGGGTTCCCGGTTCGTCGATCGTCGGGAGCGTCGCGGTGAATTCGATCCCGTCCTTCGTGGCTTTCTTGAAAGTGGTCGTCCCAACAGGTTTTTTGGCGTCGTGAAAGAGCAGGAGCGGGAGCGGATTTTTGAAGGTGACCCCGAGCGGTTCAATGATGTCACCGACGCGATCGGGTTCTGGGGTGGTGGCAGTACCTGTGATGATGCGACGGTCAGCGTCAACGGCTTTGACGTGGAAGATCGCATAGGCACGGTGCACGGTGCCTACGAGGGTGTGACAGGTTAGGTCATTCGGCGAATTTAAACCGTTTTATTCGGCTTGGCGGCATCGCGGAGGACGCGCCGGATCCACTCCTGCACCGTCAGCCGATCGTGTTTCGCGGAGTCTTCACAGGCGCGCAGTTGTTTCGCAGGAAGCGATAGGGACAGCGGGACACTCGGATCATCCTCGTCGAGCGGAGGACGGCCAGGCGTGCGCTTCATCTCCCGCCTAACACAACCATGCTGTACGTCGGAGGCTTCATCTCGGTGTTGCGTTCCATCTGATCGACCGCCATGATCAGGGCCGCGACACCGTCGATCTTCTCGGAGCTGGCTTTTTTCGAGATCCGGAGGTTGCCGTACTCGTCCGCCACGATGCTCACGTTCGACACGCACCAGCGCAGTACTGGATGGCCGTCGTGTCGGAGCGTCCGCGCGAGAATGTGTTTCTCGAGCGCCTTGGTGGACGAACTGAGCGAGAGAAAGCCCTGACCCGTCTGGACACACTTGAACCCGTCGAGGTCCGCGAGCCGGGTCACGAGATACGTCGCGTTAAATTTGTCGAACGCCACCGTCTTAACCTCGAACTCGTCTGCCCAGTCAAGCAACTGCCGGCGCACGGCCTCGTAATCCACGACGTTTCCCGGCGTCGGGATCAGAAATCCCTGTTTCGCCCACTCGTCGTACGGCACCCGGTCCCGGGTCACCCGTTCCCGCATGTTGTCCTGGGGCACGAAGAACTGGGCGAGGACGTCGAAGCCGGGGGCGTCGTCGTCAGGCAGCACGCCCACCAGGGCCGTCAAGTCCTTCGTGCTCGAGAGGTCCATGCCGACATACATCCGGCGCCCTTTGAGACGGCGGCGGTAGTCGGCGCGCGTCATGCTGCCGTCACCACGTTGCACGCATCCCACGCCGGCATCTGCAACCACCGACTCGCCTGCTCCGTCCAGATATTCAGAAACAGCCGCTTGAACGTGTTCTCCTGGGCCGGGATTTCCTGCGCGCGGGCGCACGCGATCCGCATGTCCTCGAGACTCCGGAAGTCCCCGAGCGCCGGGTTACACGCCTTCCACGTCTTCTCGCTCGTCCAGTCCGCCCCGTCCGGCGCTTCGTAGATGATCGGGAGGAACGTCGGATCGAGGCTGGGATTCTCTTTCACCTTCCGGGCGTGCGCGTAGAGTTCCCAGAGAATCGAATGCCGATCGTAGCCCGCGGTCGAGATGGACATCATCAACGGCTGCAGCCGGCCGCCGAAGCTCGTCGCCAGGACGTCATACAGCAGGCGGTTGGGGGCGCAGTGCAGCTCGTCGTAAATCACCATCGAGGCGTTGAACCCGTGCTTCGAATACGCTTCGGCAGAGATAGCTTTACAGAAACTCCCGCTCTTCCGGTGGACGATCCGCTTCTGGGATTCGATGATCTCGACCTGGGCCTCGAGCTCGGGGTCGTTCCGAATCATCGCGACCATCGCCCCGTAGACCTTGCCGGCCTGGTCCCGGTCGGCCGCCGCCAGGTAAATCTCTGCCCCGGTCGCCCCGTCGAACAACAGGCCGTAAATGGCGATGGCTGCGGCCAACTCCGTCTTCCCGTTCTTCCGCGGCAGCATCAGCAGGCACGTTCGATACTGCCGGAGCCCATCAGCCCGGGTCGAGAACAGCGGCCGGATGATGTCCCGCTCCTGCCAGCGCCGGAGCGCGAACGGTTGCCCGTTGAAGTCCCCGGTATGCGTCAACCGGTTGATCACTGCCACCGCCCGATCGCTGCCGGCGTTCCGCTTCACTTGATGCCTGCCCACTTTGAGACCGGCTCATCCGGCTTCTTCGGGACCGCAATCCGCGCCCGCGCCACCGGCGTCAACCCGAAGAGCTCGTAATACGGTCGGAGCGCCGTCGCCGTTTCCCGCTCGAGCTTGATCGCCGCGTGGATCTTCACCACGTCCGCCCCGTTGAAGTCCTGGCTGACCACGAACGGCGCAAACCCCTCCGCGTCCTTTTGGGCACTCGCCTGCTCGACCGTGGCTTGCAACTCGCACAGGGTCGCGAACGGCTTCAGATCCGCCGACGTCAGGGTGCCCATCGCCAGACAGACCGGTGCCAACGCGTCCCAGACCCCTCCCGCAAGCCGTGACAACCCGCTCGGCTTAGTGATGTCTCCCGCCGGTGGGACTGGCTCATTTTTATTAAGCTTTTTCTTACTGGGGTTCCCCAGCAGCACCGTCAGTTTAGTCGGTCGCGGACGACGGCCGGAGTTCTCATAACCCATGATCATTCCCCGAAAATTCGCGCAAGGGACGGAGTTGTTCTCCCCTTCT